CTAATTCACCCCACTGGATTATTAATCCAAATGAAAATTTTACCCAACCGTTGCCAAAACTAAACAAATTTTCCACTTTAGTTATTTGCAAATATACGCAACTGTGAATAAATAAGATCCATTTTTTGTATTGTTCTGTTTGAAAGTCAATTTTCCAGTTTCATCAAGAATTAAATTTGTGAAATTTCCTTCAAGATTATTTGCTGAAATGTTTAAAAATACAGCTGGAGCAAATTCCACAGGCAATTGTAACAATGTATCCTTGCTGTTTTTATTGTTGAAATAAGAAGCACTGTCTACACTTAGAACTGCTATTTTCCCAATTTTTATTACTTTAGCATACGTTAAGTTCGGTGCAGTAAAAGTATGTTCTTTAATTTCGCATAAATTTTCCAACTAATCATAATAGAAAAATGTTACTGAATTTATTAGAAAAAGTGAAATATTTTTATCTTGACTGACAAGATATACGTTTTGTGAATCAGTTGTGATTACTAATCTTTGAGATAACATACTAGAAACGTGCTCAAAGCAACTTTCTCCTTTTGTGAAAATTATTTTATTACTCCACCCATATAATTTTTGCGATACTTCTAAAATTCCAAACAGAAAATTAGATTTTGGTATTCTGATTGTAAATTTATCGTTTGAAAAATCTACGTTTGCAGTTTTTGTATAAAATCTAGGCAAATTTTCCAGTTGATTATAAAGTAAAGTAATTAGCAGTTCCTTTTATCTGCCAAAACTCTTTACCAGAGACCCCCCAAATTGTTATACCTTGCTGCAGAGGAATTAGCCTTGTAGTCCCAGTCAAATTATTTTTCTCGACCGTGATGACAGCAAATTCCATGTCCATATACTCGCTCCTTGGAACGAATTTTTCAGGATACTGGCAAATAACATCGCCATCTTTATAAGACATTCTAGAAACTAAATTTTCTAGATAAACTGAACAATTAACAGCCTTACCTGTTTTCGCAAATTTTATATATCCGTTTGGAATATTAATTTTTATGCTTTCAAATTCAGACAAATTTTCCAGTCTATAATGTATTAAAGACATTATGGAGGAGATGATGAAAATGGAATTACAAGAGTTGAAAGGGAGAAATGCGGAGATTTATTTGGAGTATCTCAATAGCAATATAGCAAAGAATGTGGCAACTAAAAACACGACTTACAAGACATATTTGAACAATATGAAACAGTTTGTAGAGTATTTAAAAGCATATGAAAATAATCGTTATTTACTTAGTAAAGATACTCTGAAAATCATTGTGAGTGTTTTGGAACGATATATCAGATATTGCAGGGAAGTGAAAGGAAATAATGCTAGAACTATAAACAATAAAATCACGGCTATATCAAGTTTTTACATTTGGGCAGTTAAGCGTGATTTAATAGCAACACATCCGTTTCGTGATAAATTGGATAGACTAAAGGTTACTGATGTGGAAAAACGGAGAAACAGTTATTATCTTACAAATAAAGAGATAATTGAGATTAACATAAAAATGGAAATGGATAAACGGTACGATTTGCAAGACAGAATTATATTCAACTTGATTATTGATACAGCTTGTAGAATTAGTGCATTGCAGTCGATAAAATTGGGGAATATTGATTTGGAGAATGGAATAATATTTGGAATAGTAGAAAAAGAACAAAAAATTGTGGAGTTTGCTATATTTGAGGAAACAGTAAATTTAATAAGGGAGTGGTTGAGATGTAGAAATGACATCGTTGAATATTTGCTTGTAACTAAATACAACGGAGTATTTAAGCAAATGAGTAAAAGTACGATAAGAGACAGAGTGAAGAAAATCGGGAAGTTAGTTGGGATAGAAAATCTATATCCACACTCGCTTAGAAAAACATCAATAAACTTGATTGCAAAAACGGCTGGGATTGACCTGGCTAGTGAGTTTGCAAATCATAGCGGAACAGATGTAACTAAAAAGCATTATGTCAAAAAGACAAGCGCAAGAGACAGAAGAAACAAACTGTTAGAAATTCGGAAAAAGGCTGGATTTTAACAGTAAATAGTGAAGAAATTTACGAATTTATACAGAATTTTGAAAAATATTTATTGATTTTATTGACTTTATGCATGTTTTAGATTTTAGTAATTTGATAAAAAATGTATGCAAGCATAAACTAAAATCATCTCGAAGTCTTTAAAAATCAGTATTTGTATTTTTAAATTTCGTACAAATTCGTAAGTTAGCACAGAATTAAATTTGAAAGGAGAAATAAAAAAATGGAAGGATTCAGAGTATATTTATACGATAAAAATGGGAATATAATAGGAATATTTTTAGCACCATCTCAAAAAAAATTTGAGGCTGATAAATTGAAATATTGCAGTGAATATAGAGAAGGGGAAAATTTTATATCCTACACAGAAATTAAAAATCCAGTTTTGGACAAAAAAACTGGAGAAGTTAGAGAAATGACTATTTCGGAACAAGTTCAAGCAGGAATATTAATTTTATCAAACGGACAATATTTAGAGGGTGAAGAAATAAAAACTGTTACAAAACCAAATGACTGGAGCATTTGGGATAAAAATAGCAATACTTGGAAAGTTGATAATGATTTATTAAATAAAAAACTAAAAGAATTAAGAGAAAAAGCATTGAAAGACTTAGCAGAAGCTAAATCAAATTTTTTGAATCAGCCGCTTGAAATTGAAAAAGATAGCAAAAAATACACATTTGAAAATAACGAAAGAAATAGAAATAGCTTATCTCTTAAAATGTCGCTAATGTGGACTTTGGAACAAGATAAAATCGAGAAAGTAAAAGTGCAAAATGATAAAAAAATGGTTGAGTTTATTGAATTGAACAGGTCAGAATTAAAAGTTTTGGCTAAAAAAATTCAGGACATCGTAGAAGTTGCTGACATGGCAGAACAAATGGCAGTAGTTGGAATTAGTCGATATAATATCGAGCAAATGTCGGAACTTAATGTAAGTGATTTTTTTCAAAATTAATCAAGAGGAGAAATTATGGAATTAGAAAAAGACAAGCTATATATATGTTTCCACAAGCCTAAGAGACTGATTGGGCATTTAATAACACTGTGGACACTAGGTAAATATTCACACACTGAATTTATCTATGACGGACAGGTGTTCTTATCTAACCCTGGAGGAGTTAGGACAAGGAAATTTGAGTATCAGAAAAATATGGAAATTTATGAGCTTGACAAAAGTATCGACCCTAAAGATGTGATTGAATTTTTTAAAACGGCACAAGGCAAAGGATATGATTACTTAGGAATACTGGGGCAATTTTTCTATGCTGACAAGGTACAAGATGCTGACAGATATTTTTGCAGTGAATTTTGTTTAAATGCGGTAGATTATGCCCTGCAATTTACATTGACTTATAAATGTAAATCTTTAAAGGACAGGGTTGGCTATCAATTTAATCCGTCCAAATTGTTTAAGTATTTAAAAAATATGGAATTAATAAAAGAAAAGGAAGTGATATAAATGTACGTATTAAGTAAATTAAGTTTAAAAAGACTAGAAGGAGTTCATCCGAAACTTTCAGAATTGTTTAAGAGGGCGATATCTAGCAGCCCACATGATTTTATGGTAGTACAAGGATTGAGAACGGCAGAATATCAAAAAGAATTATATAGTCAAGGACGGACAAAACCTGGCAAAATTGTAACAAATTGCGATGGGTATACGCATAAGTCAAATCATCAAGCTAAAAGTGACGGATATGGACATGCTGTCGACTTTGCAATTTATGACCCTTCAATTCCAGGAAACATTGATTGGGATAACAATAAAAAATATAAAGAAGTTGCGGAGCATTTAAAAAAGGTTGCAGAAGAAATGAAAATAAATATTGAATGGGGTGGGGATTGGCGAAAATTCAAAGATTACCCACACATCGAATTAAAATAATAAAAATAGGAGATGATAATAATGGATAAATTAGCAGCCAAAATATATTTAACAGGTAAAATTTTAGAATTGGGAAAGACTTTAATCTATAAAACAGAAATAGTTGCAAAAGGAAAAGCTGGAGCAGAAAAGTTTAAGCAGGTGTATGAAGGTTTTTGGGATAAGTTAGAAGATCTGTTGGAAAAAGAAAAATCAATTGATAGAAAATGGATTCCTGACTTCGTAGAAGAGATTGGTGAAGAAGTTCTAACAGAAGTTTTAAAGGAGGCTAGAAAGACATTTGACTTAAAAGTTATACTGCAACAAATTTTTGATGAGGAAAAATTGGGGAACAAAAACATATTATAACAGCATAGGAGAACAGGAATGTATTTTAAAGAAATTAGTGATTTAGGTGCTTTAGTGGTTATATGTGGGATATTTTTATATTTTGTGAAGAAAATTTTTGATTTGGTAATAAACGATATTAAAAACAGCTATGAAAAAATAATCAGTGAATTACAACATGCTGAAGCAGGGCGGGCAGTTCTTATAGCAGGGAATGAAAAACTTATAGAAGTTCTTAACAGGTTAGAAAGTAGATTAAGAACGGAAAAAATAACAGGAGAGGCACTTGGAATAATGCTTAATACTAAAGGAAGTCAAATGTGTCTTTGTATAAAGAATGAAGCAATAGATATAATTAATACAAACAGTATTGATAAAAATTGGGATTCTATAGAAAATGAAATGGATAATCTTTATGATGATAAAATATTAAAATTTCAGAAAGAATATCATAATTTAATGGAATTCGACACGTTTTCAGAAATTAATAAGCAATTTATTGTAGAGCTTAAGAAGTCAAAAGATGGAATAATATCAATATTGTCAAATTTAAAAGAGGCACGGGAGCTTATGGATTATAGAATAGCAATAAGAAGAGTGAGTGCTGTTATGGATAAGACTAAAAAGAATATGCACAAGATAATAGCAGAAATAACAAATGAAGGATAGCCAGGAATGGCTATCTTTTTTTATTCCTATAAAGAACGTATAAATTTTTATAACTATTTTATGGTAATATACAAGTAGTATACATTTTTACAAATATTAAATTTATAAATAAATATGCGGATTCCCTAAACATCGAAGAACTTTAAAAGATATTTTTTTTAACTTGTAAATATATATTGTAATGATTATAAAATTATGATAAAATTAAATAAAGAATTTTGAATAACAAAATATTAATAGCTTTATACTAAATATGTATATATTTAGAATTATAGAAAAACTTAAAAGTTAGAATATCAAGAATGGAGGAAAAAATGGAAAATATATCTAAAGATAAATTATTAAGTATGTATGAATCAATGTTAGATATTAGAAACTTT